CAGGACTGGCAGCCCAATGCAAGAATAACTCATATATTATTCAACTTTTAGTTCACAGAAAACCCCGAAAAAAAGTCGGGGTATTTTTTTGTTTGTAGGGTTTTTTAGTATCCAGATCCACTAGAAGTATTTGTAGTAGTAGATGATGTTGTAGTAGTAGTGGTAGCAGCAGTGTTTGTAGTAGTAACTGTATTATCAACAACACTAGTAACAGTGGTAGTACCAACAACTCCTTGTACGATATTTCCATCTCCATAGTCAAATGTGACATTTCCACTAGTATTAGAGACTGCTGCTTGTATATTAGATAATGCACTTCTTCTAAATGCATCTCTATCTAAGAATGCAGATGCTAGTGAAATATGTGTCCTCTTACGTCCAAAGTCATCAACTTCGTCATGAGGTTGATAATCAACCAAATCCTTAAATTGCTCTTCATAGAAATCAACTAATCTACTTGTTGGTATTGAGATTAACCGACTTTTTTCATTTAAGTAAGATTCATGTTCATAGTTTGTTACTGGATATACTGATTGTTCTTTAGATAAAGCATTTCCGTCTATATCAATACCCCTATAAGATTCATTAACTTCAATACCACCTTTTGCTATTACTATATCACCACTTTTTACTTCCATAGTTTCCCAATGATGTATTGAATCTGGATCATCGTAAATATTAGCAACATAGTCATTTAACGCATTTTCTCTTTTTGGCCATTGAGTGTATATATCAGTTATATTGTTGGATAGTAAAATAATCCAATCTAACTCTGAATCACCATAAAATTTTTGTGCGACCATATCAGGTCTCATTCCATCTGGAATATAATATTCATTAAACAGAGTGGCATATTTTGCCATTTTCTCAGGAAGAATTACTCGTCTAAAGATGTTTTTTACTTCTTTATACTTTACTTTTTCTTCTTGACCTGAATCTGCAACGAATACAGTTGGTAATTGATCGAAATATGCCATTTTTAGTATCCAGCAATTACATCTTGTTTAGTCATAATTCTAGTCTCTGAGAAATTTAGAGTTAGTTGGACAGCAGGTACAAGTAACTGTCTTGATCCTGTAGTCTCATCATATGATAAATCTGCAATAGCATCTTTAAAAGATACATATTGACCATCTGGTGTGTAGTTTACAGTAACGTTAGTGCAAACACATGGATGGAATCTATAGTGTGGTAATCTTGTAATTGAATCTGTTCTTGGATCCATTCTTACAAATTCTAATAAAAACTTATCTGGCACTAATAGGAATCTACCAGATGTGTTGATTGTAATTGATGAAGATTGTGCAGTAAACCCATTAGTATTACCATTAGCTTCACCAGCAGTAGTATCTCCACCAGTATTAAAAGATAATGTGTCAAGTTCTCCAGCATCTGCATCTCCAAGACAAGGCACAGTACCCATTTTTAAGTATTTAATAATACTCATAATAGATTCTGCATCTTTTTTATTACGAGCAAACATCTTAAAGTCAAAAGTATGATTCCTGAAAGGAATACCATTATAAACTTGCTCGGTAAAAGGATTCATAATCCTTCCTTTTGTTAGAGCTTGTAATGCACCACCAGTAACACCTGTATTCATACCTGCAAGTGATCCAAGGCTTTGGGTGGCAGAAGCACCTTTATTATACGCCATTTCAGGAAATGCCGATGATGCTGCTGATTGTAATGTTGATGTAATTGTATCTGCCATATTTCCACCGCCACCAGTGATACCAGCAGCAATTCCTGCAGCTGCAACACCAAGAGTGCCCATATCGATCTGATCATAATCTGCTTGGTAACTTGTAGTTAGACCAGGAGGAATATTCAGATATGCAATATTGGAACTTAAAGTTGTAGAAACGTTATTATTTGGGAGATTATCACCACCATACCCATTTTGGGATTGTGCATAGTTTGTTCTAAACCTCTGTATCCTTAAATAATCGGTTCTTCCTGTGGGAGCATCTTCACTATCAAGATAGTCTCCTTCGACAGGGGCTTTTAATGGATATTTGAGAATTGTAGAAGCCACCTAAATAGAATCAGCACTTACTATGTTATTTATGAGGTATCAGGGTCGTTATACACCTTCGAGACCAAGAAAGTATAAAGGTGATCCAAAAAATATCATTTATAGGTCATCTTGGGAATATAAATTCATGAGATGGTGTGATGATACACCTTCTGTGGCTGAGTGGGGTAGTGAGGAAATTGCAATTCCTTACATTTCTCCTACTGATGGTAAACGACATAGATATTTTCCCGATTTTTATGTAAAAATTGCTAACAAAAAATATCTAATTGAAGTAAAACCATTCAGACAGACGAAAGAACCTAAAACTCAAAAGAAAATTACTAAGACTTATATTCGTGAAGTTGTTACTTGGAGTGTAAATAGTGCAAAGTGGAAAGCAGCAACTGAATTCTGCAAAGACCATAATTGGGAATTTATGATAATAACTGAGAAGGAATTAAAGATCTAAAACTATGGATTTAAACGGAGCATCTAAGCAAACACCTAGAGCAAGATTAACCGAATTCTCTGAATGGTTTAAGGGTAATAATAATAACCCTAGCTTCAGTAATAGATATTCTGTGCAATTTAGCACACCTGTTGTTTTTAGGTCAGGTTTTTATTATCCTACTAGTAAGTATTTGTTGGAAACTGGTGATAATGCCAAATATTTGAATTTGTATGCTGATACAGTCAATTTACCAAGTAAGCAAGTAACTACAGCATCAATTACGAATATTGGATCAGCATATAACTATGCAACATCATCTTCATTTAGTCAAATAAACATTTCATTTACATTACCTAGAAACCATAAGACTAGGATGATTTTTGAAAGATGGGTTCATCTCATGTCTCCTGATTCAAATCAGATGACTGATTATTATGAGAACTATACTTCCCCTCATCTTTATATCTTCAAATGGGAGAGAGGTGGAGGAGAAAAGATAACACTACCTGATGCAGTTAAAGCTTTCTTGAGAAGGATTGGAGTTAAGATATCTGACGTTGAAAGATATAGGGATGATCAGTTAGTTGGTATATATGATATAAGAAATGCATTCCCAATGAATATTGGAACAATGGCATTGAATAATGAGCAAGCATCTTTATTAAAACTTGATATTGGATTCTTCTATGAGAGATATAGATTCTATGGTGCTGACACTATTGACAACTTAGGTAGATCTTATCTCATAACAGGTGAAACTGGTGTTGCAGCTGATTTACAACAAGATCAGAATAACTCCTAAATATAATTACTGAATTGAACTTTATATGGCATTACCAAAGCTAAATGTACCTGAATATCATTTAAAATTACCTTCGTCTGGTAAAACTGTTAAATATAGACCATTTCTAGTAAAAGAAGAAAAACTTCTATTTCTTGCAATGGAAACAGGTGAGCAAAAAGATCTTATTAATGCAGTTAAGAACATTCTTTTATCATGCACTAATATGAAGAGTGTAAATAGTTTATCTACATTCGATATTGAATTTCTTTTCTTGAAAATTCGCACCAGATCTGTTGGTGAGAATGTGGATGTGTCTGTTACATGTCCTGATGATAATGAAACTGAAGTGAAAGTTTCAATTCCATTAGATGAAATTGAAGTTAGAAAAGATCCAAAACATACTAAAACTCTTAAATTGAGTGATGATGTTATATTAACGATGGGATATCCTAGTTTGGATATGTTTGTTAAATCAAATTTAATAGGTGAATCATCGAATGATATGGATCAGGTATTTGAACTTGCAGCAAATTGTGCTGAAAGTATTGCTGATTCTCAGCAAGTTTATCCATGCAAGGATCAACCAAAGAAGGAATTATTGGAATTCTTTGGTGATATGAATACTAAGCAGTTTCAAATGGTTCAAACCTTCTTTGAAACAATGCCTAAATTATCACACACCATTGAAGTGACTAATCCTAAAACAAAGGTGAAATCTGAAGTTGTGCTTGAGGGATTAACCAGTTTTTTCGGGTAGCCCTTCTACACAATAATTTAAGAACTTATTATGAGGCTAACTTTGCATTAATGCACCACCACAAGTGGAATATTGAATATATTGAAAACTTGATGCCTTGGGAGAAGGAAATTTACGTTAATATGTTGATAACATTCCTAAAGGAAGAGGAAAGACGTTACAAGGAGCAACAAGTTAGTGGCTAAAATAGTATCATATAAATTTGTGAGTCCAGTTGTGGCAGCTGATGCTACTCCTGAGACTAAAGCTTCGGGTAACCTTTTAGTTGCTCAAAATAGGATTGGAAAAACTGTAGAGGGGATTGGAGCAACATTAGAAGTTATTGTATCGGGTAATAATTCATATCTGAAGTTCTTGAATGAACAAAAAAAGCAAAAGAAGAAGAAATTAAGAAGGCAAAGAGATCAGGCATCAGAGATAAAACAAGAAGGTAAGAAACCAGGAAAAGATTTAGAACCTACGTCTGATGATGATCCCAAAGCTGCAGAGGATGATGAAGAAAATGAGTTAGCATTAAAAACTGGAAATCCATTTATTGATTGGCTTGCACAGGCTCTTGCACCACTTGGTAATTTTTTAAAGGATATTGTGATGTTGGTGATAGCACAAGATGTGCTTAAGTGGGTTTCAGATCCTGCTAATACTGAAAAACTTAAATCTACTGTTGAAAAGGCAGGTGTTGTATTTGGCACTTTAGCTAAATGGATGGGAGGTTTTGCTAATAATGTTCTTGAAGGAATTAGTTCTCTAATGGATCCAGAGGCTAGTTTTTGGCAGAAATTAAAAGGTTTCGGTCAAATATTATTAGGTCTTTCAGGAATGAAGTACCTATTGAATCCATTTTCATTAATTGGTGATATTGCTTGGCTTGCTGGTTTATTATCTGGTGGTTCTAGAGATGATGTAAAACCAAAGACTAAGACTAAGACTAAAAGTGGTGTAGATGCAGATGGTAATTTTCAACAGGTAAAAAAGAAACAGATAGTTGATCCTGACGGTAAGATACGAGCAAAAACAGATTTTGAAGTTAAACTTAAAGATTTAGGTTTAGATGATGATCAGATACGTGCATTTAGAAAAGCAAAACAATCTGGAGCTAATACAAAGGATGCACTTACTGCAGCAAGAAAGGTTAAAGGTGTAAAACCTAAAAGTGGTTGGTGGAATAAAATAACAACTGCTGCTGGTGACCTTATTGATGATGTTGGTGATTGGGCTGTTAAAGGATTTAATGATAATATGAAAAAATTGGCCAATTTTGGCCAGAGTTTGAGAAATTCATATGATAATGCCACAAAAGGTGCAATGGATTGGTTTGGAAAACAAGCTAAGAATGTGCAAGATGGTCTTAGTAAAAAGATAATGGCTCCTCTTATGGAGTTTTTAGAACCAGCTTTAAAACCTATTTTAGCTTTGAAAGATTCATTAATGAAGAATCTAATGAAGATTCCTGGTTTAGAGAAGTTGCTTAAGAAACTAGGTCTTCAATCTCTTGATGGTGCTGCAAGTATTGCTAAGAAAATGGGTGCTAAGGCATTGCCTTGGGTTGGTGGTCTTATTAATGTACTTTTTGCATATGATAGATTTGCTAGTGGAGATTTAGTTGGAGGTATAATTGAGTCAGTATCTGGAGCATTAGATATTGCTGGTATGTGGCCAGGTTCTTTAGCACTTGATGCTTACATGTTTGGTAGAGATATGTTTCCTGAGACTGTAATGGGAGCAGAAGAAGGTTTGATAGATTTAATACCTGGTGCAACTGCTGCTAAAGGTAAGATAGAGAGTGTTATAAGTAAATTGCCTGATTTGGGACAAATTGTTAGTATGCTTACTGGTGGTGAAAAGGGTGAAAAGGGTCAAGTAACTGGAGAAGCACAAGAAGACTTGAAAAATCTTGAGCTGAAGTCAATGGGTGGTTTGATAGGATCTGATAGTGATTACGGTCAACCTTCACCATCGTTCTTAAATCCTACTTCTGTTGGTGGAGTTTCTCCAGCATCACCATTTAAGAGAGTAGATAAGAAAACTATTCCTTCATTCTCTGCAGAGTTTGCTATGATATCTAACGAGATTGAATCTGTTGCTGTTCCAATTCCAATTGCGTTTGCAGAAGCAGTACCTGTTGCGATGCCAATAAATACTTCTGCAGAAGTAATTGTAGCAAGAACTTCACCTTTGCTTAGTAAGTAATGCCAAAAATAGTCGCTAAAAAACCAGCAAAGATAGATTTTTACAAGTTTGTAAAACCTGAGAAAGCTCGTACAGGTGATAAAGCACAGAAAAATCTTGTTGAAGCTCTGAATAAAAATATACAAGCAACTAATAATCAAGGATCAACTATAAATTCAATTGCAAATGTTCTTAAGGATTTTGTTGAAACACAAAGGCGTGTATTTGAGGTTATAAGTTCGGATGTTGATACTACTGGATTTACTGCACAATTTACAAAACCACAAGTTGATGATGATGATGAGATTGTAGAGGTTGAAGAGATAGAAGGTCCAAAGATGCCTGGATTCTTAGAAGCAATAATGAATCTGTTTAAGGATTTTATGATAATGGCTCTTGCTCAACCTATTATGAAATGGTTAAGTGATCCTAAAAATACTGAGAAGATAAAAAAGACAGTAGAAACTTTAGGAAAGTTCTTTAAGGGAGTAGCAACATTTCTTGGTGATAGGGTAGTTGGATTAATTGATAATTTATATGAATTTTTTGATCCTTCTAAGAATTGGTGGGAAAAACTTGGTAGTCTTGTTAAAGCTCTTGTTAATTTTTCAGGAGCATTTGTTGCAATTAGATGGTTGACAAATCCATTAAAGTTGTTAGAGGATGTTGGTTCATTATTTAAATTATTAGTTAAAACTTTGACAGGGAGTAAGGACAAATTGAAGAAGTCATTGAAACGAATGGGTGCTGCTGGTCTTCTTATAGGTGGTGGATTGCTAATTTATAATCAAATGACCAAAAGTGATCTTGATAAAGAAGCTTCTGGTGTTGATAGTGCTACAAAGGAAATGGCAAAAGGTGGTTGGATTCAAGGTCCAATGACTGGATACCCAGTATCGTTAGATGGTGGTAAAACTACTGCATTTATAGGTCATGGCACAGAATATGTTGCACAAAAAGCAGGTGGTGGATTTGTAGTTCCTGTTGATACACCAGCAACGAGAAAGAA